GAGAGTTCATCTGGTGGGTCTAGTGGTGGACAAGCTTCGGACAAACAGATTAGCTTTATTAAGAAGTTAATTAAGGAAGTTCCTAAGTTTGTTGCTGACCCAGCTCAAGCTAAGCTAGATGCTGGTTTAACTGGATTGGAAGCTTCTGCTGTTATTAAACTTCTTTTAATAGAAAAAGAAGCAAATCAACCGAAGCCAAAAGACCCAGACAACGACAACGAAGCACCATTTTAAATGGTTGACTACATCGAATCAGATGTATATTTCAGTATTGTGCCAGAGTGGGTCATTGATGCACCCATTTCGGCACAAGCTGTTAGAGTTTATGCTCTTCTATGTCGCTATGCAGATAAAGAAGATGGAACTTGCTTTCCAAGTCATAAGACTTTAGCAAACAGAATCAATGTATCAGATTCAACAATTAAAAGAGCAATCGTAGAACTGAAAAAGATTGGAGCTATTAAATCACAAAAGAGATTTGATAAATCCACTGGAGAACAAACTTCAAATCTATATACAGTTTTAAGATTGAGTTCGGTCATATATGATGACCCCCAAGTCAAAGATGCCCTACCAGCTAGGTCATCAGAGACATACAAACCAGAGTCAATTAACCAAAGTAATATATTGGAAGATAGAAAAAAACTATGGAGAGCTCTCACTGAAGCTATTGGATATGAGCCAACCACTCAAGTAGAAAGAGCAGGTTGGAATAAATGTATCAAACAACTTCGTGAAGCAGAAGTATCAGCAGAAGATATTCCTAATAGGGTGGAGACTTACAAAAAGCTATTCGTAGGAATGACACTAACTCCCTATGCTTTGGTAAAGCACTGGTCATTACTTTCTGATGTAGAAGATAAAAAACCTAAACCATATAACTGTGAAGAGAAGGGTCATCACTTTATTGATTTAGATGTAATTTTTCAATGTAGATATTGTAAAATAGAAGAAAGTAAAGATGCAAGTGGAGTGAATAAATAGAATTAGCTCCATTAACAAAGAGAGACTAACAAAGGTTGAGAATAGAGTCAAAGGAGAACTTTGAACTGGCGTTGATACTCCTTTCGGTCAACACAAGTTGATTTATTGGTTGCCATGTTTAACACTCAACCTAGTCTCCAAGAATAATTATTCTTCTTCTAACTCTTCATCTAAATCATCTAGTAAAGGATTATCAAACCAAAACATTTTTTCAGCTTCCTTAATCTTCATCAATGCTCCTTACTAGAACAAAACTACTATGGACTTCATTGTCTTCATAAAAATTTTTGCAACCATTACACCAATATTGAGATTGTTTGTTATCCCATATCAATTCTGATTTACAAATACATTTAAAAGATGGATTCAACAAATAGAACATTATTCTTCTTCGTACATTTCTAAATGAACAAAACCAGTTCTATATAAATTAAGATGTGGGTACATTTCAATATCGTTCTTCGCATACTTTAAAGCTTCTTCTACATCTTTAACTAAATAAGTTCTTTGCCCAGAAAATCCAACTCTAATTTTTTTCATTCTTCTTCTGCCACAACCCAATCAAATTTCATTTCAAGTTTTTTAGCTCTTAACTTTTTAATAGAATTTTCTATTGCAGTCTTTTGTTGTCTCCATTGTAAGTGTTCTTGAGATTGATTTAACTTTGATGGCTCAAGAAGGCACATACCAAAATGAGTAGTCTCTAATTCTCTTAATTGTATTTCAACAACTTTTCTTTTTTCTTTATCTGTTACATATTCGTATGTAAAATCTAATTTCTTCACTTATTTTCCTTCCAACAATTTTTGCTTGAGTTCCAATGATACCACCCATCGTTATATACCAACCAACTTGCTACTGCTGTTGAGACTCTTGGGTCAGTTCTTGGACTACTAATTCTTAACTTAGGTTTTAACCAAGCCCAAGTGTTGTCATTAAATTGCCAAAGACCAACATCTTTTGTTCCATCTTTATTTACACCAACAGCTCTGGGTCTTCCAGAAGATTCGCAATAGATAATACGCATAGCTCTAGCAACATCTTCTGGTTTAAAATATTCCTCTATTAAGGGTTGCCAATCTGAGACTGAGAAGATTGTTTTCTCAATCTTTCTACAAGCTATATATTCTTGTAAGTCAGATGGGCTAGGAGTCGTTGCTAATAAGCAACTTATCAGAGGACTCAAAATTAATTTTATCAATATAATCCTTTACATTGTCTAGCTTCATAATACCAAGTGGCATTCTATGATAAGACATTTCTTTTGTCTCATCATCTATAACTATTAACTTTGTAGTCATACCATCATTCTCGACAGCAACTATTTCTTTCATTAATGTAATTATAAATCATAAATTCTTAATCGTTAAAGTATTCGAAGATTATCCCAACCCAGAGAGCTCACTGTGAATGTTAAAATTCCATGTGTTGTTGTAAGTCCACTTCGAGCTTCTAGTTCTGTTGAAGTATCTAATGAAGGAGATTGAAACCAAGTTTTACCACGCTCTGTTAAAACTCTTAAGTGATGATAATGTCCAGTTACTAAGATGTCGCACAAACCTATTGGAAGTCTTGCCATTGATTGATTAGACCACCAACCCATAATTTTCTTTTCTATGTTAGCTCCCCCAGAAGTTAAATGACCATGATAAAAACCTAGTCTTAATCCTTTGGCTTCAAGAACTAAATAGAAATCATCTGGAACAACTACCTTTACATGACTATAAGCTTCTCTGCCTTCAATAATCTCTCCAATGATTTGAAAGATTGCTGTATCAGAGCCATCAAGTCTGCTTGTTGTTATGCTTCCTTTACCACTTCTGTATTCTGAATGATTACCTACTACTGACCCAAGAATTATGTTGGGAGCTAATGGTAAAAGACCATCTAGTATTTCAACTATCATGCTTCTTGCTAAATGTTCTTGCTCAGTTCTTGTGTATTCAATATTAAAAGGTTGATGTTCAAAGAATCCAAAGCAGTTTTCAATTAAATCTCCAACTCCAATGATATATATTTCATCTACTATCTGACCCATCTTCTTTAATTCTTTGATATTATTTTTTGCTTTAATGATTCCATTACGAATATGGTCAACAGTCTCATCAGCTCCCCAATCAGAGTTATATTCTCGTTTACCGAACTGCCAATCTGCACAGATAAAGAAATAAGCTAACTCTCCAGTATCTTTTGATACTTTAACTGGCTTCTTCTTCTTGATTTGAGCTAAGGTCTCTTTAAAAAACTTATCGTGCTTAGGACTTTTACGCTTGATAGTTGCCTTAAAGGCATACATATCAGCAACAGTTCCACCCTTGAGTTGAGTCTGCCAAGTCGAAAATTTAATTGATTCTTCAACAATGAAAAATTCTTCGCTAGGAAATCCCCATTCATCTAATAAGGAATTGAACTTAAAGGATTCTTCTTGCTGAACATGAGTAACTTCTCCAGTATTTGATTCATTATCCCAAGTTCTTTGTGGTTTCCAACCAGATGGAAAGTAATTATTACCAAGCTCTTCGTTATGCTTAACTTCTTGTTTATTCTTAACAAGCTTCTTAGATTCAGAATCTTTTGTCATAAGTCCTTTCGAACATTCGTTCTAATTCTAATTAAATAAAATTATTGATTTATAATTTAAAAAAAAACTGACTTAGGCGAGACTTAGGCGTTGTGAAATTATTCACAATCTTTTTAATAAAGACCGGAAATTTAACAAAACTTTGAAGAGAAGGTAAATAGAAGGGAAAAAGATGAAAATACTACAAAGCAGATTTAGAACTTACACAACTTATAGAGATGTTTATTCTAACAATCCCAAGTATCACATTCTTGATGATGAATGTTTTGAAGAAAATATAAATCCATTTATGGCTAAAGGTATATGTGGAACATGGTTTGAAACAAGACAAAAACATAATCCATTTGAAACAAATGATATTAATGAAGTTACTTGCCAAAGATGTATAAAAAAAATATAGAGTATTACCAGAGAGCTAACAGGTGTATTAGATGTAGAAGATATTCTATGTGTCCTTATGTTGTTTGTTACAGATGTATTAAGATTAGGAGATGACTGAAGAAAGCAATAGTTTCCTTGCTAGGAATTTCGGATTATCAAAATCTAAAAAGAAAAACAAGTTCCTTGATGAAGAGACTTGGAATAAATTAATACTCGCTTTAGAGAATGGAGCTTACATAGAAGATGCTTGTGCTTATGCAGGAATCAATTCAGCTACATTTAGAAGATGGCGACAGAGAGCTCTTGAAGAGAATGAAGAGTTCTTTGTAGAACAATGGCAAAAGATTATAGATGCAGAAGCTCGGTTTAAAGTTAATAGTTTGATTCGCATTAATGAACTAGGACAAACCAATGGAAACCTATTACTAAAGCTATTGTCAGTTAAATATCCTTTACAGTTTGGAGAGAAGAGCTCCCTACAAGTTACTAATGTTGAAGAAGTTGTTATGGATATGAGCTGGGCAGATGGAGAGCCATATACAGATTTTCAGACAGATAAGGTCATATATGAACAAGATACTGATTCAGATATGCACGATATGCACGATGAATCCGAAAGTAAAACTAATGAATCCAATACAGAGCAAGAGACTTCTGATACAATGGACAAATCATGAGTGAACAACCAGAGATGAACGAAGAACAAATCAATGACAAGTTTGTTGATATGATTATGGAAGAAGAATGGGATATGGATTTCTCAGATATAGATACTTCCTACATAGTCAATGAGTATATTATTCCAATGCCATCTCCACAGTTGTACATTCTGAGTCCAATGCCACCAGAGCTTATTGAAGAATTGTTTGGAGATATTCTAAGATGGTTAAGGCATGGAAACGAGTCTTGACCCAAAAGGTTTCGTTACAACCACTAAATATAAAGTAACACTACCAAAACTACATCAAGCTCAAGATGTTGTTGCAAAAGACTTAGCTAGATTTAAAGTATTAGTTGCTGGAAGAAGATTCGGAAAAACAAGATTAGGAACTTTAGTTTGTTTAGCTAAAGCAATGCAAGGTAAAAACACTTGGTGGGTAGCTCCTACATACGCTATGGCTATGGAAGGTTGGAAGACAATCAGACAGTTAGCTAGTGAATATGGAATGGAGATTAAAGAATCTGAGAAGACCATTTACACAAAGAGTGGTGGATTCGTTACTGTTAGAACTGCTGATAACCCAGATAGACTTCGTGGTGCTGGATTAGATTACATAGTTCTTGATGAGTGTGCTTACATTAAAGAACAGACTTGGAAAGAAGTATTAAGACCAACCCTTACTGATAGGAAAGGTGGAGCTTTGTTTATATCAACTCCAGCAGGAATGAATAACTGGTTTTATAGAATCTATGAAGAAGCTGAGAACAAAGAAGAATGGAATCGTTGGACATTTCCTAGTCAAGCTAATCCAAGAATAGATATTAAAGAATTAGATATAGCTAAGAAAGAGATTGGGTCTTATCTGTACTCACAAGAGTATGATGCTCAATTCGTTGAACAAACAGGTGGCTTACTTAAACGAGAATGGTTTCAGTTCTATAATCAAGAAGTATCTAAAGAGTTTGATGACTCTGGTTACTATGAAACAAATACTTATCTTACATCTGGAAAGATAAGAGTTAA